GCTGCTTTACGATCGGCCTCATTTTCAGCCTTCTCATCTTCGTAAAACTTCTTGTAGCCCTGACTTTCTGCCGCAGAACCATGAACAGGATCACCACCTGCCGCCATCTTCTTACCAGACTTCTGGTACTTGGAGTACCGATCTAGCTCAACAGTTTTGGCAGCCTTGAATGCCGGAGCATTCTCAGCCTTGTGGATCTTCTGTAGACGACCTTCAGCTGGAGTTACCTTGCCACCCGTTTTAAAGGTGCCTGATAACCGGCTGATACTTACTGGCTGAGAGGGCTTTTTCTGCCCTTGAGGCATTTTGACGGCGCGTCCATCAGCCTGAACTGAACCACCGTCAGCAAACTTTTTTGCGTAGCCACCTTTCTTGTAGCCACCAGCGTTTGCTTTTGCCACTCCACCAGTCTTGTAGCCGCCACCGTTGCCCATCTTCACGCCGCCAGTCTTGGCAGGTGAGTTGTCAGGCTTGGCAGTGTGCATCATGGTTTTGCCAGAGGTTGACTTGATGATGCCGCCATCCTTGTATCCACCCTGACCGTCTACTACGCCACCAGTCTTTAGACCCTTGTGAGCCTTAGATGCAGGTTTATCAGCGTGTTCTTTGAGCTTTTCAGCAACAGAACCGCCATCCTTCATTGCAGGCTTCGCCATCATCGCCTTGCGACGAGATGCCATCGTAGGTTTAGCAGGAGTGCGGATAGGATTAGCCATCGCAGGACGACCTACCATCGGAGACTGACCAGCCATAGCGCCAGCAGCGCCAAGACCACCCATGCCACCATCAGCCATCTTCTTGGCCTTAGTAGTAGAACCGCCCTTCTTCATAGCTACAGCACCGCCATTTTTGAGCTTCAGCTCTACGCTGGGCTCAGTGGTCATCATTTTGACCATCGGCTTAAATTGCCCCATAGCTAGTCTCCTTTAGCGCTGTGCGTACAGAACAGTAAACTGAATCTGTGCCTGAGTAGTGGCAACATTGCCATCAGGATCGACAGAGCAGTAGATAGCTACGTTGCTTGCTACATTGCTACGTGCCAGCACATTAGCGGAAGTAAGGTTTCCAGAAGACACAACAGTTGCTGCCATGTTGGTCGTCGGGAAGTACGTCGCGCTATTGGATGCACTACCAACTCGGATGTTGAGGGCGTTAGCAGTACCACCACCAACCGTCCAGTTCACAAGCTTCTCGGCAATAATATCGATAATTTGTGAATTGGCAGGAACAGTGATTGTGCCGCTAGTGATGTTGCCGCCTGCATCAGAGGTAACAGTAGTTGCCTGTGATACTACGACCCATCCACCATCAACTGAGTCAGTAAGCGTGTCAGAGCCGGTACGGAGCGCCGAACCAATATAGGTTTGACTCATTTCATTTCTCCTATTTGATAGGAGGCCGAAGCCTCCATCGTTTTACCAGTCTCTTAAACGCCCGGAGTGCCGTACATCGCACGAGGATCAGTGAAGCCGACGTCGTAACGCTCGGTGGCCTTGTAGCGCATCGAGTCAGTTTCAAAGTCACCTTCCATCGTCTTCTCAAGCTTACGACGCATCATCAGCTTCATGCCCTCAGGGGCATCAGTCTGAACCCACCATGCGGTCGAAGAAGTCAGACGCGACAGAACTGCAGCGCCTTCGTCCAGCAGGCCGATGGATTTGATTGGGTTGATGTCGTTGTTGGCATTGCCAGAACGCAGAACCGACTTCAGCAGAACTTCAGCTTGGAAGACGTTGCCCGGAGCCACCACCAGCTGGCGGGGAACCAAACGAATCTTCTTGCCGTTGTTGTCCACTGCCTGACGAATTTGGATCAGCATCTGCTCCAGAGAGGTCTGGGACAGGTTAGCTGCAGTCGTCAGCAGGTTCGAGAACGTACCGTTGACGATCGGATGCGAAGCAGAGTTAAGCTGCACACCGTCACCGCCCGGGTAGGCTGAGTTGAACGCACGATTCAGGACGTTAGCCGATAGCGTCTCTTTCGTCTCAATCAGAGACTGTGCCAAGTGACGGGCATAGACCTGACCGATACGGATGTGATCGCCATCCTCAACGAGAACTTTGGTCAGAGCAAAGGCCAGACCATAGACGTTGTAGACGTAACGCTTGAGGAACAGCACACCGCCCTGCTGATAAACGACAGGAGCGCCGTCAGGCATTTGCGGAGCTGCACCAAAGCCGTACAGAACCGGCTCTTCGTGGTAGTTACGGGGAATGCCTTCCTGCTCGCGGAAGACTCGTGACCATTCATCAGTACGCTGATCGTAGACACCATCAAAACATTCGTTAAGAATCGGTTCGACAATACTACGAAAGTCTGTACTTCTCATTGGGGCTGCCATAGTTCAGTCCCTCCTTATTAAACAGCCGCCGCATTGGCGAGGTACTGGTGCTGGCTGATTTGAACCTGCACAACAGTGTAGTTATCACCCCATGCGTTGTCCGGGTAGGGGGCCAGATTTACCACACGGCACTGCTTAACAGAACCAGCGCCTGCAGCTGTCGTGCCCAAAGTTGCTTGAGACAGACCAGTGACGTTAGAACCAGCAGTTGTGTTGGACAGATTGAACTCATCGCCCACAGCGGCTTGAGTCAGGCTGCCTTCTGCCTGAATCTCATAAACGATGTTAGGGTCAGTGTAGAAATACGCCACGCACGAACCAGTCTGGTAGGCAGTAGAACCGGGCCAGTAGTTCGATACACGACGGCGACCAGTGGTATCAGTCCATTCAACGCCAGCAAAGGCGCCAACGAACTGCTCACCAGCAGCAGCAGGTTGAATTACGCCAGCCGTGTCGAGTTTGACAGGCTGACCTTTCAGGATGTCCGAGCTATAGCCCGAGGTGATTCCGTTAGCCAGCACAGTGGCGCGATCCAGACCCGAAGGATGAAACGCAGGGCGCAGGCCGAACGGAGCATTTGTCGAAGACATAAGTCACTCCATAAGGTTTAAAACACTCCTACCCGTGGAATACAGGAGCAGGTAGCGGTTTATCAAGTTGCTCGATGCCTTCACCCTCCGTCCGACTCAGGGACTTGCCTGAACTATCACGCTGCTGAAGTGCTTCAGCTTGAACGCGGATCTTATTAGCCTCTTCCAACGGTTGATCGTGGTGGAAGTGCGTCATAATTTCCTGATAGTGCTCCATCGGTATTTTGAAGAGCAGCATCTCGTTACACGCGATATAACCCTCATGTTCGCCAGCTTTTACGCGGTAATTCTCGTATCCCCCTACCTCTTCAGCTTTTACTGGTACGTAGCCAAGGCGAATCCGCTTATCAATACTGTCGTAACTGTTGGTTGTCGATAGCCAGCAAACGTGCCAGCCGGGAAGATTCGGTGCAGCAGGCAATGCGCTTTGTGTCCATTCGTCCTTCCACATCTTGCGACGCTCATCGGATGACACAAAAGTTTCCTCCGGTGCCTCACGAGACTTGTCGTGACTAGCGCGATCTTCGCGCCCACCTGCAGAGAGAGATTTTTTTAAACGAGAATCCATGATTAGCTCCTATTCTGTCGTGCTTCAATTGCGTAGCGTTTGATCATCCGGGCGCGTTTTTCAGGATCGTCCCAGAATCCGGCTTCTTTCATCGCTTGAACCTGCTCCCTACTGAGAACAATCTGGTTCGCCTTCGGACTACTCGATGCCTCACGCCCCGAACTGGTAACAACACTCTTCGGAGGCTTCCTCACTGGCGGTTTCTCGCTAGTGAAATCAGTATAGCGGTTGGGTAATACTTTTGACAAGCGATTGTCAAGTTCTTCCCAATATTCTGGCGACTTGGGATCCCAGCCCTCATCAGCCAGAGCTTGGTCTACGGTCATGGCAATCTTGGAATCGATGTCCCGGCTTTGCGGGTCGTACCAAGGATTGGCTTCCATCCATGCCGAGGCGTAACGCTGAAGCAACGGATCCTGCTGGATCGTCTGAGGGCGGTCAGGCTGCACCATCCTCTTCTTCATTGCGTCTAGTGCCTCAACCTCACGACGCGCTTCAAACCACATTTCTTGCGCTTGAGTAAGAAGCTCACCGTTCATCGACTCAGTGGCCTCTTGCATCTTGCGTTTCGCAAAGTCAACACGCAGTTGCTGGTCTTCGATCGCTTTGTCCACCCGAGCTAACTCACTGCTCTGGGTTTTCTTTTCGATAACAGACAGACGCTCTAGCAACTCTTGGTTCTGACGTTGCAAGTTTTGCAAGCGAATATCCTTCTCCGTCTGTACTTGACGGTGGTATTCCTTCCTTGCTTTACGCTTAGCTCGTTTGGCAGCCCGAATAGCGTCTTGCTCGGGGTCTACGGAGCCATTAGCGGCGATTTCAGCCGCTTCTGCAGCCGCGTCAGCTGCATCTTCGTCCTCGTGTGTTGCAGGCTCTGGAGCCGCTTCTAGGGGCTCTGGAGCCAAGTCTGCTGGCAGGCTAACCAAAGCCGTGCCGTCTTGCTCCTCAGACACAAATAGGTCTTGAGTTTTGTTGTCAACTTGGTCATTCATACGAAAGCCCTCATGGTCAGAGGATCACAGGTCACCTTTGTGATCACTTCGTGGTCATTGAAGACGGCAAACAGCGCCGGATCTTCATCGGGTTGGTCAGGAACAGCCACTTCCCAACGATCGCCGCCCCACTTCGGGACGCGAATGTAGTCCCCCACCTCGCACCATGAGCCTTCAGGCCACGGCTCCATTGTGTCGCGCTTCTTGAACGCCAATGGGCCAACTGCAATCACCTTTGCAACCATGTTCTGCCACTTCTCAGTCTCTTTCGTTTCTTCAACGAGAATGATTCCAGCAGCCGTCGCCTTCTTTTTGGCACGACGGAGTTGCACAAGAATTCTTGCGCCAAGAGGTTGTGCGCCGGGGTCTACCTTGGGAAATGCCCAAGCTATTTCAGCTTCGTTAGAAGCTACCGGCAGTTCATTCATGTTCATTTGGCTCCTCTAAAAGTTTGTTTAGGATGTCTAATGCTTCACCAAGCCCAAGATAGTTCCCCACTAGCCGGTGGTAACTCTCGATGTTCATCGCGTTACCTTCCGCTAATGCAGTCGCTATCTCTGCTCGACGCGCTTTTACAACGCTTATGAAGTCGCTCGCGTATCTCATGCGTTTCGCTTGTCTACACCTTTGCCACCACTGAAGTTGCCGTGGTCGCTATTCGCTTTTGGCAGGGTCGCAGAACCCTGTTCTTTCATCTGCTCACCATTTACCCATGCGCCTGCAGCCATGCGCTGGTGCTGCTTGACCTGCTCGGTCTGCTGCTCTTTGTCGTAATCAGCCATTACATCCTCCCTAAGTTACGTTGCGCTGCCTGTTGCAGCTTTTCAGCGGTTCTCTGCTGTTCTGCCTGAAGCCTTAGCTCATCTACCGTCAGATCAGCCTCCTTCATCCTTTCCTTCGTCAGGTTGTTCTCTGCGTTCATCGCAATATCAACCTGCAACTTGTCTGTCTCCATCTTCATGTCAGCCTGATCCCTCATGGCACGACGCTGTGTCTCAGCCATTGAGGCCTGCAGAACCGCAGCAGCCTCAGGATCACGCATAGCAGCAGCCTGTAGGTTCATCTGAGACGCCTGCATCTGGGCGTACTGCTGGCTCAACTGCTGGATCACCGGCATCACCTGAGCAAACACCTGCATGGCGTCCATCTTCACGTGAGCTGTCGCCACCGCAACCGTCTGGTCAATGACCTTCGACATCTTCAGCTCGCCATACTTCTGCAGATCAATACCCGTCTCACCCGTTGCATATTGAGTAACTTGGTTCTGATACCACAGCAACATGTGCTGCTTTACGTGCTCAATGGTCTGTGGGATGCAGGCTCCAGCCATGATGGGGCTTCCGCCTAGCATCGGGTCAGTCGCAAAGTCCAAGTGGCTCTGAATGTGCGCCAGATGATCCTGATTCGGGTAGGCAAACGCCGGTTTACCCAAAGCCATCGCCGCGTTCTCGTCAGCCGCGTTCATCTCCATCGGCTTAATAGCGTTGGGCATCAACTCATTGACGTTGGGCACCTTCATCTGCTTTAACGCTCGGGACACTACAGCCCTTGGGTCAAACAGGCTGGGGTACTTGTCCATGTACGCAATCACAGCCTGAGTCTGCGCCATGCGCTGCGTTTCGCTAAAGATGTGAGGATCCGATACTGGGATGATGTCGGAGTTCTTCTCAAAGTCCGATCGCTCAATCGGCAGGTCTGCCACCACATCAGAACGCAGCTGGTCGTCCAGATACCAGCGGTTGATACGCCCTAGAACCTGCAGAAGGCGCTTCTGAGACGTATGTAGACGGGCATGGATAGCTGAGAACACAGCCGCCCCTTGCTCAATCAGAGCCTGCGTAGTGCCTACAGGAGCCTGTGAGTTGATGTCTGCAATCTTCTCTTCAGAGGTCGTCACCACGCCCTTGGCAGCTGTCTGCAGGAATCCCAGCAACTGGAACAGCACAGGGCTAGGCGGGTTGAACGGCATCGGCATCGCCACCTTACGGATGTCATCAATCCCCGGCGCCGCCTCAATCTCAACTACCTGCGTCACATCAACTTGATCACTCTGACCAGACAGCTTCCCACCCTTTAACTTCAGCAGGGTTGCAGCATTGTTAATGTGGGCAGAATCCAGCAAAGCACG